TATGAATAACTTTGGACATTGGAAAATTTCCCCCGATATATCACCAGATATACCTGCGGATGCGATTGGGTTTGTCTATATCATCAAAAATAAACTGGTAGGAAAAAGTTATATCGGAAAAAAATTATTGGAGTTCAAAAAATCCAGAAGACCATTGAAGGGTAGGGTCAATTCGAGAAGATATAAAGTGCCTTCGGATTGGCAGGAATATACTGGAAGCAGTCCTTCGTTGAATGAATATATTGCTAAAAATGGTAAAGACGAGTTTGAATTTACCATACTCCATTTCCACCCATCCAAACTGTTATTGTCGTATTATGAAATCAAGGAAATAGTTGACCGCAATGCTATTTTTAGCAGTGAATATTATAATGAGGTACTAAATTGTCGGTTTCGTTACAAAAAATAATAAACTTATGAATGATGTAGAATGTAAAAATACCGACAAAGAAATCTGGCGTGAAAAGGATAGTTACTATTCTGACAGTATTCACGTTACCGAAGGTGGGGGAGTAGGAATAAACTGTGGTGGTCATGTAATAGTTGCTCCTGTTCGAAAGTGGCATGAAGCTGGCGTACTAATGTTTTGTGTTGATCTAAAAAAATCTCATTGGAAATGGAAACTTGCAATGTGGTTATTAGGTAAAGGTAAACCAATAAAATTTCAAAAACAATGAAAAACATAACCGTACAATGTGATCGATGTGGAAAACTTGTTGAAGGATGTCTGTCTATCGATGGAATGAGCGGAGGTTTTTACGATGTAACTTCGGGTTACTGGCAAAAGTTTCAACGATGGGATGAACAAACGATATGTGACAAATGTATGTGGGACGATCCAAAATATGTCGCAATGTATGTTCTTCCACCAGTGTCATAATGAAACCTGGATATTTATATATTATTTCAAATCCGGCCTATCCGAATTTTCTAAAATTTGGGATTACGGAAGATATTCAATCTCGATTGTCTCAGTATCAGACCGCCGATCCAAAGCGAAATTATAAAGTAGAATATTATATTCAACACCCGAAATATAAAAAAGCAGAGATTAAAATACAAGAAATGCTCAAATATTTTGCCAAATCACAAAAGAATGAATGGGCGGAAATTTCTTTACCCATTGCAATTTCCAGGTTAGATGAAACACTGGACGATTATAATAATGATCCGGACAATTATTAAAATAAGTTGTTTTTTCCTGTAAAATGTGGTAAGATTTGGGCGTGATTGTAAAATCCCAGATTATATCCTTGCTCAACGACGCTCTCAATCAGACTGCCAGATTGAGGAAAGGCGGCGATCAGTTGGTTTACTTCTGTAAGTGTGGACATTACAAACGAAAATTGGAAGTCTTGTTGGAAGATGGACCAGGGTTTGGAATATGGCATTGTTGGGTTTGTGGAAAGAGCGGCAATCTCGGAAAGTTGCTTTCGTTGTTTGAATGTCAACGCTCATACAGAGACAAACTGTATGCGTTGACGAAAGACATTCGGATAGTAAGATCACGGAAATCCAAAACACTTCCAACAGATGTTGTACTTCCAGAAGAGTTTCACCCACTGGCAAAACCCAAAACAACTCCTGAATACAAGAATGCTCTTGCCTATGTAAAACGGCGTGGCATTCTTCCAGAAGACATTGTTAGGTATAACATCGGGTATTGTGAGAAGGGCGATTATGCGTATCACGTTATTGTTCCATCCTATGATGCCAAAGGAAATCTGAACTTCTACATGGGTCGTAGGTATTACGAATCCGAAGGAGTAATTCCACACAAAAAACCTCAAGTGTCAATGGACGTGGTTGGGTTCGAACTTTTTATTAACTACAACGAACCTTTGAACCTATGTGAAGGAATTTTCGATGCGATATCTATTCGCAATAATGCCATTCCACTTTTTGGCAAGTATCCATCCAAACAATTGCGAGAAAAGATGATTATCAATGGAGTGAAGAGGGTGAATATTGTATTGGATAGTGATGCAATGGACGATTCGGTTAAAAACTACACCCGCCTGATAAAAGATGTCCCTAACATTGAAGTGGGTATTGTCAAAATGAATGGAAAAGATCCGTCGTCAATGGGATTTGAAAAGATACATACACTTATCAGAAATACACCGCCATTTGATTTTAACGACTTATTGGATTACGAACTAGGATTATGAACGATATTGACTACACATTTTTATACGACGGAAAACAATGGGAATATAAGGCCAATGGACAGCGATTTTATCACCATAGGAGAGATGGAAAACGAGAGATTGTATTCAAAAAGCATCCGTGGTGGATCAACCTTCACAATAGAATGATGGAAATAAGGAATCATTATGAACGATGAAATAAGAGCACTACTTGAGGAAATCGAAGATTGGATGTTAGAAAACGATTACGAAAGTGGTACGTGGGGGGAATGAAATTTACAAACGTGTAAAAGAAGTTTTGGGAACGGATGAATGATTTATGATTACAATACTAAAATCGCCAGTTGAAAAATACACTCATATACTTCATATCGCCGATATTCACATAAGATTGAATAAGCGACACGATGAATACAAAGAAGTGTTCGCCAATCTCTATGAGGAAGTGAAACTATCACCGCCGGGAACCGTGGTGGCATTACTTGGCGACGTATTCCATTCAAAATCAGATTTGAGTCCTGAGTGTGTACAGATGGCTACGGAACTGTTCAAGAATCTTGCCGATATTCGTCCACTCATTCTTGTGGCAGGAAATCACGATGCCACATTGTCAAACAAAAGTCGTCTGGACAGTTTGACGCCCGTGGTGGATGCTCTCAATCATCCAAACTTGTTTTATCTCAAGACTACGAGTTTGTATGGATTTGGAAATATTTTGTGGAATAATATGTGTGTGTTTGACCAACCGGAGAAATACATTCGTGGTCAAGATATTCCCGCAGTATATCGTAATCAATACGAGCATGTCGTTGCTATGTTCCACGGTCCAATGGATCGTGCGGCATTGGAGACTGGATATTCCATTAGCAATCCTGCCATTATGCCTCCATTGTTTGACTACCACGATATTGCATTGTTGGGAGATATTCATAAGAAACAAGATATGCAAGACTATGCTCCAGATGAACACAAACCGTGTATTCATTATGTCGGAAGTCTTGTTCAACAGAACCACGGAGAAGGTTTGCGTGGACATGGATACTCAATGTGGGATTTGAAAACCCGTGGGTATGAGTTCAAAGAAGTTAAGAACACATTCGGATATTTTACGGTGGATGTAGTCAAAGGACAACTTACCACCGATTTGGCGGATCTTCCTTCAAAGGTAAGATTGCGTCTGAAATGTCTTGAAAGTATTGTGTCTGAAATCAAAGCAGTAATTTCCAAAATCAAGGAAAAGGCGCAGGTCATTGAAACGGCATATGTCCGTATGGATCAAAAGAGAGATACGAAAGACATTATCCCATTGTGTAAAGATATTGTCTTGAGCGACCTGACGAACATTGATTATCAGAATCGTCTTATCACAGAGTTTTTGAAGCAGAAACAGATGATAACCGATCCGGCGAAAATTGACCATATTCTCAACATCAATCGGAATACTAATGCTCTCATAAAGAAAGATGACTTCGCCCGCAATCTCAAATGGAAACCTATTCGTTTTGAGTTTGACAATATGTTCACTTATGGCGAGGGGAACGTGATTGACTTCACCCAAATGGCGGGAGTCTATGGCATCTTCGGTCCAAACAAAAGTGGAAAGTCGAGTTTGTTGTCGGCAATCATATTCTGTCTATTTGACAAGTTTGACCGAGGATTCAAGGGTTCTCACGTTATGAACGCTCAGAAAACTTCGTTCAAGTGTAAGCTTGAATTTGAAATTTCTGGTGTAAGATATTTCATTGAGCGAAAGGGAAATACTACTCGTACAGGTAACGTCAAAGTGGATGTCAAGTTTTGGAAAGTAGATGGTGGTGTGGAGGAAGAACTTCATGGAACTGCCCGACGTGATACCAATGACATCATCCGTGACTATGTTGGAACATATGAGGATTTTGTTATCACAGCGGCATCATTCCAAAATGCAAAGAATAATACGTCGTTCATTGATATGGGAAATAGTGAACGAAAAGATCTTATGGTTCAGTATATGGGACTCAACGTGTTTGACCGTCTGCACGAATCTGCGGGTGAGAGGAATAAAGAGTTGAATACCATATTGAAACTTCATAAGGATAAGAACTACTTCATGGATATTCAATCCAATCAGAACTCGTATGAGCAATCAACGATTCAGTTCAATGATGTCCATGCCGAAGTTGAGAGTTTGAAGAAGCAGATTGCCGATGTCAATGATCAGATTATAGCTGAGACGGCTAATCTTATCAAGTTAGATAGCGAAGTTCCGACAAACCTATCTGAATTGGAAAGCAGGAAATTGTTAGTAGAGACTTCGGTGAACCAAAAGAAACAGGCATTGGACGGATTCCGAACATTGCTGGCAGAAAAAGAAGC